ATCTTTGGGAAGCACAGATATTGAGGTAATCCACAAAGATAATATCGGGTCTAATAGACCGCTTAAGAGCAAGATCAGAAATAAGAGACTTGAAATGTCCGACATGTGCAGAGGCAGTAGGATACTCTTTGATAATTATCTTACCTTGTGTCTTCTTACTTAATGTAGAGATCTTCTTTTCAAACATTACTTTAGGAAGATCTACCAGTTTCTGAATAGGAATGTTTAGGAGATTAGCATCAATACGCTCTGCGATTTTTTCTTCAGCCATCTCCATAGTGATATACAGTACGTTTCTGCCAGAAAGTAAGCAAGAAGCAGCCATATGACACATAAAAAGAGACTTACCGACACCAGTCCCAGCAAGAGCAATATTAAGTGTTTTGTTAGGAAGACCACCTTTTGTAATCTTGTTAAAGAATTCAAGGTCGAAAGGAATTTTGTCTTCTCGTTTGTGGTAGTAATCATATCTTTCTTCTGCGTCTGACATGTAATCATGACCAACGTGTTGGTCAAAAGATACACCTAACGCTTCCGAAAGAATCGACGGAATAGCACCCTTATCTTTCTTGGAATCCTGTCCGTCAGCAATCTTGACAGATTCCATAAGAGATAAGTAAATCGCACGCTCTTGACACCACTTTTCCGTAGTATCAACGAGCCAATCGTAGTCCGAGGGATCATTGGAAAGGACATTTAAAACCTCAACTATTTCTTTGAATTGATCTTCAGATAGATCGCTCCTCTCTTGACATTCTATACCAAGAGCATTTAAAGATGGTAGCGAATCATACTGACTTACGTACTCATGGATTTCTAAGAAGACAATCTTATGAGAACGGTCTGTAAAATAATCTACCTTCAGAAAAGGGAGAACCTTCCGAGTATACCTCTCATTATAGAGAAGATTTGAAAGGATTGTGACTTCAAGATTCATTAGAGATAGTGCAAATAAGTTCCGACGATATATTTTTTATCCGACTCAGGTGGTAAACCTGCATGTCGGTATTGCCAATTAGCAGGAAACATCAATACTCTTCCTGTTTGAGGAGAAACAGATTCTCCAAGTCTAGGAAATGTAGTTTGTCCACCCACTTCGACTGTATTAAGATATAAAAACATGACTAAAAATCTTCTAGCAGAGTTATAGTCACCGACATCAACATGATCTTTAAACTGATCAGATCCATTATTATTATAGAACTTTACTCGATATTCTTCAAAAGAATATTTTGCAGGAAAATCAACCTCAACCTGTAATGATTTCATATACAACTGAATACAATCAACAAACACATCTTGAATTTGTTTTTGTATTCCCATCCATAGAGGATCTTTTGCAAGATATCTCTGTGATATATTTACCTCTGTAAAGGTTGGTCTCTGTTCTCTATCAATGAAAGTTTTTTCTGACTGATTGTAAGATTCAATTACAGATTTACAAAACTCACTAGAGAACATCTCATCATATACTTTGATATAATTTTTTAATTCAGTTGCCATGATCCATCTCCTTTACTGCTGTTTCAATAAAAGTCTGAATCTCCTCAGATGACATGTCATTTAGAAATTTCCATTGAGGATCTTCCTTGTCCCATTCAAGAGTGAATGTTCCATCTTCGTTTTGTTCAATCTTTAGTGAATCAGTTTCCATAACGAAACTCCTTAGCAGCAGCTTCGTCAAGTTGATTCATTATTTCTTCTGTGAAATACTTCTCAGGATCGGCAAGAATAGCAGAAGGATAAACGGAAGATTCCCCAACAACAACCCTATTCCCCTTACGTTGGAATACTCCGTACTTCTCACCCAACTCCAGTAACCCGTAATACCTGTCCAATCCACGGTCGTAATAAAGACGTGTTTCAACTTCTGAGTTCTCCTTTGTTAGTCTGGATTTTTGGGCTTTGCATTTGATAATATTTCCAACAACCTCCTTACCATTTTTTTCCTTCTTCTTTGATAGATATATAATTGTTGATGCAGCGTATTTGAGTCCACTTCCACCTCCCATTTCTTTTGTAGGAATATAAGCACCCACTACATCATATGTATGATTAGTGACGAGTAAAGGCACATTTGCTTTACCTAATTTTAATGTTAGCACACGGAAGATAGACTTGACAACCTGTGCACGAGTCATGTCACGAGTTTCTTTACCCGCTTCAGAATCTTCAATCTCTTTAGAAGTAGAAAGCATACCTAATGAGTCCAAAACGAACATCATAGGTTTCTTGTCTTCCAACTCCACATACTTGTCGAGGATCTTGATTGCCTGTGTTCTAAACTGTTGAACAGTTGTAACAGGAACAATCATCATTCTATCAGAATCGATACCTCTGTCTTCAATCATCTGCCTAGAGATAGCAGATTCAGATTCAAAATAGATTACACCAGCATCTGGATTACTCTCAAGAAAATGTTGAACAATCCCAAGGCAAAAGAAAGTTTTACCAGTGCTGCTTTCACCTGCAATAGCAGTGATCTTGTTTCCAGGGACTCCACCATAGATAGATCCACTAACGAGAGCGTTAAACACATAAGAGCCAGTGTCAATGTAGCCGCTAGTGTCACCAGCTGCCACTCCATCAGAAACGAGAGTTGCGTACTCATTGTCAATCTCCTTTACAATGTCTTTTAAAAAATTCATTCCGTAACAGTCAATAATTTAGTAATAAAGTTAGAACGTTTCATTGCACGTTGGAACCATTCTGCTTCCTTGAGATTACTAAAGGTTTTAGTTCTAGTGTTTTCACCTGCACTAAACGCTTTTTGATACTCAACAAGGTAAATTGGTTTATTCATCCAAATAAAAACTCCAGAGATGCTACTTTTTCGGGTTGCCACCCAATAACATCCATGATGACCTTAATTGGTTCAAGGAAACTCTTGTTAAATTGTAGTTCATAATCCACCTGTTTGTCAAGTCCGAACTCTTTCGGAAATGTATTAAGGTAACTGATCACGTTCTCACCAATTTTGTTGGGGGTCTTCAAATAAACAAATTTGATTTTCTCACCGTCCTGTATAAGAGGATACTTATGAGTCAACTTGTTCTTTTTGTTATGGAAATTATACAGCAGAGCACCACGCACATGAATGGGTGTGCCTTTACTATAAATCGTCGTTGGGTTCGACCACTTATTTATGCCATTACATCCACGAGGGAAAGAGATATCTTCAATCGGTAATTCTTCAAAGTGAGTTCTAAAGTCAGCGACAAATTGTTGTGCTGCCTCCTCATCACCATTCATAATCACAGTAAGACAATCTCTGATTGAGTTCCTACATGCTGCAGGTGTTGAAGATTTAACTGCTTCAATACCCATGATCTTAAGTTTAGGTTTCTCATAACGAACACCCTCGCTGTCCCAGACGTTAAGGATGTATCGTTTCTTAGCAGTCCAGATGCCTTTGTTAGCGATGTTCTCTCGCTTCATGACCATCTTCTGCTCATAAGCACCTACGTACGTGGCCAACGCTTCATAAGAACTCTCAATATACTTTTCAAGTTCCATCTTACAGACCTTATCAAGGAACGACACAATGCTTTCATTAGTCGCCTCTCTCCCTTTGTATACACTTTGAACCAAAGGACCAAGGTTAAGGTAGATACTGTCGGTATCACTAGCAATAACATAATCCTCCTCTTGTGTTTTTAGTATCTTGTTTAGATACTTATTCATTTTTTGTTCAATCCATCGGATACTTACCTGTCCCGAAAGAGTAATCGCTTCAGCATTTGCCAGATTGTAATAGCGGAAGTATTGGTTTCCGATGGCACCATAGGCACTGTTAAGTTGGATCTTTCGTGCCATTTGGATGTTGTTGAACTTTGATATATCTTTTTGTAGTGCCAAGGTCTCTGAAGATGTTTTGGCATGTTCAAGAGCTTGCTTAGACTTAAGCATCCTCTTCTTGTAGATGGTACGTTCATCATAGATCTGCTGCATCATTTCTGGTAGGAATCCATGTATGTCCTTACGGTATTGAGCACCGTTAGCACATACACAATAATCTCCATCAACCTCTACCGTTTCCTCAAGAATTCGATCAACAGTGATCGACGGGTGTCGAGAGTCGATGAGGGTTTCGGGGGAAATATTGTATTGCATAATAAGATGAGGATACAGACTATTGAGGTCAAAAGAGACCACCCAATCATAGCATCCAGGAATCGGTTCTTTGACATAAGCACCAGCATACTTTTCGTCTTTTTTAGCACCCTTTCTAGGGGGCACAACAATGTTTCTATCAGTAAGATAATTATAGATCATCGTATCCCACATGCGAACCTGTGAGTATACATCCTCAAAATTTACCTTTGCATCATAAGACATAGTGATTGCTAGTTCTAGCAACTTCATCTTATCCTCAAGACGGTCGATCAACTCAACGTCTTGGATGTTGTATTCCATGAACTTCTGCCAATCAGATGTATAGAAGTCCTTGAAGTTTTCATATTCACTATGGTCAACTTTACGCTGTCCAAGTTCGACAAATGCTATATGGTCGAGACGATATGACTCCTGATTACTGTATGTAAACTTACGGTAAAGATCAAGATAGTCAAGAATGTTGACCCCAGAAATGTCATAAGCATAATTTTTCCTTCCTTGGACATAAACCTCCCTCTCGTTTGCACGGTTCCAAGGTGATAGGGATTTCATCCACTTCTCACCAAGTACACGATTGATTCTCCTAGCTATGTAGGGCATATCGTATAGATTTACGTTCCATCCAGTCAAAATATCTGGAGTGTTTTCTGCCCACCACTTCAAAAAGTTAGTCAGCATCTCTTGTTCTGTCCATGAGACATTCAATTCCAACCCTTCGGGTGCATCAAATTCTCTAGTAGTCCAACTGTAAAACTTTTTAGTCACCATGTCTTTGATGGTGATTGAAAGCATTTCTTCTGCTGCTTCTTCTACATTAGGGAATCCATTCTCGCACTGAACCTCAATATCAAGTGCGTAGATTTTCATTTGATTGATGTTGTAATCAATCTCATTAGGAAACTCTTCCCGAATGTATTGATAGACATAGCGTTCATATCCATGAACTTCAAACTTCTCTACACCGTCATAGGTTTTGATAAATTCTCTTGCTTCCCTTGCTGCACCAAACTTGATAGGCGAAACATATCGTCCATCAAGAGTGCGAAACTTTTCTTTTTTCCTAGACAAAACGTAAAGGGTAGGAGAAAAGTTTGCCCGATACTGTACGGACTCCCCATTCTCATACCCTCTGTATAAAATCGTATCACCAGCAAGTTGAATGTTGGTGTAGAAAGAACTCATAATGCGTTGTATGTTTCCAACAGTTTAGATGATGGATCTAGTATACTCAATACGTTTTCTGATGTCAAGAAGACATCTCTCTGTGAACTGAACTTAGGAAAAGGAATAATTGTATCCTCATCTGTAACTTCATAACAATTTTCGATAAGAAGACTTGGTTCTTCATCGAGTTCGGTAATCTTACCGATTAGATACTCACTTCTCTGTTGAAGAAGTATCAACTTTACTTGTTGTTCCTCCATCTGCCTCCACTAATGAATTGTACTTTTCAATGATCTCTGGATATGTTTCATATGCAGTCACGACTTCATCCATCTTTAAAAGAATTTGTTTCTTACAAGACATAGGAACCCATGGTTGAAAGTGAATATCAGGATCGGTTACTTTTTGCACACCTTCTTGTGCTTCTGTTTCAATTAGAAGTCTTGGTTCATCCATTCCTTCTAACCAAACACTGTACGGATTGTTAAGTTGAAACGCTACTGCTTCTTGAGGTTTTTCTTTAGTAGTTACCTCATACAGGTCGCAAATAACATCTTCACCGTTTCTTGTTCTTACGATTCTTACGCTCATAGTTTTTTTGTGAAATAGTAAATGCTGCTTCTTTGATTAGATCTTTAAGGATCTTGAACTCAGATTGTTTCTTTTGTTCAGCGATAGGTCTAACATACCTCATTATACCATCAAGATCACCCGATGGCAAGTCTAGTGTTAGGAGATCCGATTCTCCATCGTAATTATTGGGTTTTAGATTCAAATAAATGTTCATAAAAAAGAGACCTGCGAAGGGTCTCTGTTTAGTTCATTATTATGTATGTGAACTATTTGAGACTCTCTACAGCATCGAGTGCTTTCTGTCTCAACTCCTCAGGAAGAGGAACATAACCAAGACCGTCTGACTTATTCTGTTGTGCAGAACTCAAAGCATAGCGAAGAACTTCTTTCACTGCTCCGTTCTTTTCATACTCAGGGTATGCAAGAATCCAAGTGAGAGAAACGATTGGGTATGAGTTATCACCTGCAGGATTAGGATCAGCACCACGCAGTTGATCATCAAGAATGATCTTACCAAGACCTGCAGAAGAGGTCTCAGCATTTGCCTTCACGAAGTTACCTGCCTTGTTTTGAATTGCAGGTTGCTCAAGTGCATCATCATTCTGCACATATCCATAGTTAACATAACCAAAAGCACCAGGTGTAAGTTTGATAGTAGCAGCAACACCACTGTTACCTTTACCACCAATACCAACTGGCCACGCTACAGATTTACCAGTTCCTACAGTCTTCTTCCACTCAGGAGAGAATGCTGACAGGGAGTTAGTGAAACCCATAGTAGTACCAGATCCATCAGAACGATAGACAGTTTTGATTTGTCCACCTTCACAACCAAAGTATGACCAGTTATCAATCTTGCCAAGAAAAACATCAGCAAGTTCTGTCTGCGTCATCTTCAGATCACAACCAGGATTGTTATAGGCAGGAACAATAGCACCACCAGTCATAGGGATATGAACCATAGGCACTTTCTGTTTAGCATCACTTACAGCACCATCAGTGGCACCGAAGTCAACAGTGTTAGCAGTAAACTGACGCACACCTGCACCACTACCAACTGCTTGATAGTTTACTTTATTACCAGTTTCTTTCGAGAATGAAGAAAACCAGTTGGCATACAACATAGCAGGAAATGATGCACCTGCACCATTAATTCTAAATGTATCTGCCTTTTGAGTGGAACCACATGCTACCAATAAAGGTGCTGCCAAAGCGACAGCACCGATTGCTTTGAGTTTCATTTATTGTATAAAAGAATACCTATCTAATATAGCACAGTTACCCCTAGTTTTGAGTAAAGATCAGTTTAAGGTTTTCAAGAGATAGTGTATGACTTGAGTTTCTGGTGTTCTGGAATAACTTTTTTTAACTCGATTGTTAGCAAACCATTATTAAACGCAACTTCACCGATCTCTACATCGTCGGATAAGTTGAATCCTCGTGTGAAAGATCTACCTGCCACACCTTTGTGTAGATATTCTTCTTGATCTGGTGTGTCTTCTTGTGCTACTGATTTAACAATCAGAATGTTAGATTCTGTAGTAACTTCGATATCTTCTTTTTTCCAAC